GCGTTCCAACTCCACAAACCCTGCCGCGCTCCCGGCTCGTAGAGCATGAGCATGCACACCGTCCAAACGCCCGCTGTGGATTTATGGCAACCGTTCATCCATGTTTCTAGGCCCCCCTCGTCTTGGAAGTTATCGCCGCCATCGAACGAGAAATACGTGCCATCATCATATGCATCGGCAATCCCTACAAATGTTGGATCATCACTTGAGGCACCACTTGTGTTGCCAAGATCAAAGCTATCCGCACTTGTGCCGATGCTATTGAATTCTTGACCGCTGCCAACATAACTAGTGGAATCTGCACTATCAAAAATAAGCCTCGGCGTCTTGCCAATATTATCAATTGTTGTCTTGAGGCTCTCGCGTGAAATACCCGATGATCGAACTTCTGCATCTGGTCGAGCAGTAGGCCAAACCATTCGCCGAGGCTTAGGGGATAAGTCGAGCTTCTGAGGCTTAACTAGTCCCGGTTTAGCCGTTAAAACACCACTTGGAAGAGCCATTGTCTAGTAATCCATGTATTCAGCAAATACCACAGACTGCTTGTCAACGTGATGTGTAACGCCTAAAACGTCATTAGCGGCCAATCGAATAGCACCATCAGGAGCTGTTTTATCAATTAATGTTACTGCTCCTTGTGCATCTGTAGCAGCTTGAGTATATGCAGCTAATACACCAGTTGTAACAATGAACCAATCACCACTACCACCCGGTCGGCACCATAGAACATGTTTCTCGGCTGTTACAGTTTCCTCGGCAGTAACAACTACACTGGTAACTAAAGAGCCATCAGCTCCAGCCGTAAGCAAGGTTGTAGGAGATACCGTCGTAGGGTCAAGCTCAGTTGATTCAGTCCCAGTATCCCATGAAACACCTGCTGTCTTAGGCGTTTGTGGGAAGACGGCCTTGTTTTGGGTAACTGCCATAATTTGTTCCTTACGCGGTTAGATTGTAAAGTGAAAGTGCTGTTGCACACCCAATTTCGTCACCCGCTGCTAACTTAGCAAGCGTGATCGCGTCGTCAGCGAGGGCGGCAGTTGGGAAGCCCGCCTGCGGAAAGAACCCGATACACGTGACAACATTAGCTGCAGTAGACTGGAACAGGCCAACATCGCCCGCAGCCGTCGTGATGTTCGCACCCCACGGCAGATCGAGAGTGCCGCTGCCGTGCGTCATCGTCAGCGCGCCATCAAACTCAAGCACAAACATTCGATTAGCTGCAACTGTCATAGCAGAGAAGCCGGTAGTGCCTGTGACATGAAAATAGCGACCGTCAAGCCCAGCCGTTGCGCCTGTCAGTACAAGCGGGCTGGCGCTGGCGATAGCCGTGCCGACGATATGCGTCTGGGGGTGGACATGATCCCCGCGAGCGAAGACGCCCGCCGTCCCAGCCGCGCCGGTGATAGCGTCAGCAAGGGGAGTAGTATCGGATGCACTCGCTGCAGTCGTAGAGTTAGCCGTCCATTCTAGGGCGGTCCCCGCAGCGTTAATCCGCAGGAAATACCCAGCGGTCAGCGGCGAAGGAATTTCAGCCGCAACGCCGCCGGTATAGCTCACCGGAAACACCAGCGACCGGTCGATCTGCTCTTGCTGCTGAAGGTCGATCATCAAGAGCTTGTCAAACTGCGTCTCCTGCACGTCCGGGAAGTAGCCGCCTTGGTTGTTCAGGTCGGTCTGCTGCTCCAGCGTCAGCACACGCTTGATCGTGATCGTATGAGTGGAAGCTAGGAGCGTGCCGCCGCTATCCGGATAATTGATAGAGCCGGTCGCCGGGAACGTGGTAATGCCGCAACTCCATGCGCTAGCGCCCGTACCCTCCGAGATCACGGTCTCAACACCAGTAGCGATCACCGTCGTAACGACCGACAGTTCGCTCGTGGCAAAGATCACGAAGGGGCTAAACGAAAACGCCCGAGCGCTTGAATTACCCGTTGCAGTAACTTTTTTTGTCTGGCTCGTAACAGTCATTCTTGTGTCCTTCGCCTATGTAAAGATGGTATCACATGATCCCATAGGATTCAATCGTTACTCTATAAAGTCCGCATCTGCAGCTTCCTGTGAGACTTTCTCAGACAAGCCAAATATACGCAATAAACCTTTGTGTGTGTCGCCGTCTACAACATCAGCGGCCCCACCCACTATATTCCGAACGCGATCAACAGGTTGACCCGCCACAGCGCCCGCAGCGTCAGCAATCTCCCCCACCGCTTCGAGTACCTCTTCGACCTCCCCACCGCTTTCGAGCACATCCATCATCCCTTCGGTGAGTTCTGTCGCAATTTCAGCTAACGGTAAATCACCCCCCGCTCTCCACGCATCGCCGTCCTCGCCAATCATTTCTGTCAGAGCCCATACCGCCAGATCACCAAATATAACAACCGCATTCAAGTTACCCAAGATCATCGCCACTAGCTGGCGATCCGGCTCAATCCGTAGTCCACTGGCGATAAACTGAATAAACATCGGGATAGCGAAGTGGTAGACCGCCATACGCTTACCAAACTCCCGGTACGTAATCTTCCCTCGTCCCCCAAGCCCTTTTGGGCGCTGCCGAATTGCCCGTAGCTCCGCCCGCATCAACGACAAGCGAGATGTCATGAACATAGTAAACGTCCGACCCAGCGCACCTGATCTCTGTAGTTCTGACATTTTGTCGAGATCAGTAGACTGCTGCGTCGTGTTCATAGCATCGTTCACCGCTTCGATGGCTTGCTGCTCCGACCCTGTAATTTTCAGCGTATGCTGATACACAGCCCAACCTCCGAAATAAATCGGGAACCGATCTCCCATCCGAATTGGCCAGAAAAAAAGTCTCTCCATGCGGTGTCCCATGCCGGGGAACCAGCCGGGGCTCTTGAGCGAAACTGCTGACGTATTGACTGAGCCCACTCTCGCCATGTCGAAGTCTATAGATGATCCACGGGCTCGAATAGCAGGCGATAACTTCCAGAGCTTACGGATCACCTTCTTCGGGTTCTTGAAAACTTGAGCTTGGTATTTAAGAAACTGTCCTATCGGGATACCGTCCGCCATCGCGAACCACGACGCCGTTTGCTTAGCCATAATCGTAGGCTTTAACGCAAGAGCAGAGACAGCGTACCGTTTGTTGAAGCCGATGAGGTACTTTTCGTAAGCGCGACCTCTGGCGGCGTAACCGGACCCTAAGTCTTCTAAAAAACCGTCAATGAACTTCAGCATCGCCTGCCCGTGGTGCGCTTCAATTTCTTTGCGGAGAGGCTCACTCGCGAAGACATTTTTCAAATGCACAACATGCTCAGCCGTTTCTATAAAGTGCGCCATGTCGTGTATATACCGGCGCAAAGCGCTAACATCACTGCGGGGGAGTAAAGCGTCTAAACTTTCCGTTCGGTCGAGCACTTGGCGAGGGATAGCGCGACGGCGTGTTTGCTCATCTGCTATGATTGTATCAGCACCAAAGCTGTCGTCCGCATCTCCCCCCGGTTTATCCCCCTTAGAGCGCTGGATAGGGCTATAGAATTCGTTGAACGGTAGATCAAATCCTCGCATCCGACGATATACTGCATTCACAGAGGGATATATTTTCCGGTAAAGAGCGAATTGTTTACGGGCAAACTTGTAGTCGGCGTCCCCTAAATGCGCCCATAACACAGTCATCATTTCTTCCGTCAGAGCATTCCCACGCTCATCTGTCGCTACTTCACGAATGGTGGGGTCTTGTCGTTCCATCCACAGCTTGCGAATTTCCGCGACAGAATACTCCATCACCACTTCTTCCCCGCGAGCATTTATGAATGTACCGTGGGGTATATGTTGCTCATCCAAGTGCATCTTGTCGAGCCACTGGAAATACCCGTCCAAACCGAAAGTCTCGATCCCGATATCTACAACTTCCTGCTCCCAAATGAGCAGCTTTCCTTTAACCCTCTGCAAGTGACGAGTAGTACGCAACAGTTCTACCAGCGGCTGACCGTCAACACCTTTCTTATTAAACATAATATCCAACACATCATCCCACGCATTCCACGTAGACGCGAGACTAGATGCTAAATCTCGTTTTTGCGCTGCCGCTCTCTTGAAGAACCCAGTAGTAGACAGCGCTGCTGCCCGAGGCCCGCCTTGCGTAACATTCTCAATTCCTTGCTCCACTTGCTCAGCGACCGCTTTACGGAGCCCCTTGAGCCGGTCCAACGCAGCCGACTTACCGATCTGTTTAATAGTGGCAAGGTCGAGAAGTAGATTTTCAGCATCTACCGTTCGCAACAGAGGATCGTCAGCTACGAGAGCGAGTAACTGTCTCTCCATATATTTCGACGGATCGGGGATTTCTTCTTGCCTCGCCAATTCCAACCGTTCTGCTGCGTGCGCTTGGCTCAAGCCCATAATCTCTCGGGCGTCATCAAGAACCTTCTGCACATCAGCCGTGGATTTAATCGTCCCCGTTTTTTTAGCTTTCGTTTTCTTGAGTATCTTCTTAATCGCCGTCTTCAACTGAGTACGCCGGTTGTTCTCCACCATCACCGCAGCCGTAGACTGGATCGCAGCGACCACTTGCTCTAGGCGCTTACCTGTCTTGGCCCGGTCCACACGCTCGTTCAATTGAGATATCTGCCCCGGCGATAGCGGCAGCTCACGGATACGCTGGCGAATGTCCGTCTTCTGCTTGGCCAACGTCTCGCCTACCTTTAGCCCCTCCTTGAATGCCGCCCTCGTGGCCCGTACCGCTTCGTTGGTGGTCGTTACGTTCAAGTCCTGCAGAACCTTAGCTTTCACCTGCACCGTCTTCTGGCGGAGCCCTTGCTGCTCTGTAGCGGGGGTCTTTGGACGCTGCAGCATAGATGCTGGCTCGATAGCAGGAAACGCGACCTGAATGCGGGGGTCGTTTTCACCTATAAGCATAGTCGGACGCCGCGCATCAGTACTAAAACGAATGGCACCTCCTGCACCCCCATCCCGGCTCACGATAACGACTGGTACTCGCGCAACTCCGCGCGCCTGCAGCGCTCGCATCCGGTGCCGCCCTTCATGGCTCATGACTTGCCCGGTGCCATCCTCCTGCAAATCAAACGAGAGAAGAGGTATACTGTCGAATTGCCCATTGCTGTCGAGCACTGCTTCCGCAGCAGCAGCTTTTTCGTCGCTACGGCCTTCTGACGCCAGCGCCAGAAACTCAGCGGGGGACATCATAACGACAGCACGGCGACTGTTCCCTGAGATGTCACTGCGGGCGTCAGAGAGTGCACGATCAGAAAAGAATTGGATCGGGTCTACATCGGGATCACGTGATACCGCAGGCTCACCCGTCACCTCGCGCGGGGTCGCCACGTGCTCGAACTCCGATGCAGTAGACCCCAGTGCTTCGACGAAGATCGCCAGCTTCACCCGGTCGTTGGACGCCGCGTAGCCCTTGAAGTTTCCGCTATCCCAGTACTGCACCACATGCTCGAAGTGTTTCAGCAACGTCTCTTCCATCGACTGCGGCGTCACCATCCGCTTGTGCATCCCCACCAGCACTTGCTCCGCCTTCTTGCCGATCTCTCCGCGCGAGAAATACTGAGCCTTGAAGTCGTCCTTCTGCGCTTCGTTAGCTTGCCACTGCGCAAGATCATGCTCGTTGGAGATAAACTTCTGCTGAAAGATCGCCATGCCGTCGTCCGTCAGCAAGTCTGCGACCCGAGCGACTTGCTGCTCCCGGTCGTTGCTGATGAACTGGAAGGTCATACTCTCGTGAATGATCTCGTACTTACCTTCCGCCGTCCAGAACTTAAACTCAGTTCCCTCGTCCTCGAACGCGACTTGGCCCTCTTCCGCCTTGGTGCCGAACGCCTCAACGTGATACGTCACCCCCGGCACCGTCGAGGTCTCTTGGAAGGTGGCGTGCATGTCCGGGTTGGGATCGACGATTACCGCCTCGATGTCGCTCGTGGCAGCGATGGCTTTAGCTAGCGCTCCCTCCGAGCCACCGATGTCGAGGAAGCGGGGCTTCGTATCACCGGAAACTACAGACAGATCAGCCCGTCCTTCAGTACGCTCACCACCGCCCTCAATTACCCCCAGACCTTCGCCATCGCGAGCAAAGATAGTTTCGATTGCCCACTCCGGTAGCTCTATTCGTTCCCGGTCCACGTCAGTTCGCCCCCGGCTGACAATCAGCATGGGGATATCTGTACCTTTCACACGCACTGGCGGGTCAGCCGACAGATCACTCTCTGGCGACAGCCCCTCGTCTGCGATCCGGCGTCCGATGACAGTCCACGGCGGGTCACCACGGCGGATACCAAACTCTGTCTGCACCCTGTCGCCAACCTCAACCGTCCACTCGTGCTCCCCGGCCCTACGCATCATCTCTTTTACGCGGTCGTCCACTTTCTCCATGAACGTCTCCCGGAACCGCGCGAAGTCACGCTGGTCTCGAAGGCGAGTGATACTCTCGACCCCCTCCTGCGTAGCGGCGAGTTCTTCTTGTAGCTCCGCTAGGTCTGCCTCGAATTCTCCGATAGCTGTACGAAGCTCTTCCTCCGTCTCGAAAAAAGACCCCACCTCTTCAGGTAACTCGCCCGCGAGATCGAGCTTCAAATCCTCAAGGAACGGAGTAAGCGCATCGATTTCCTGCTGTATCTCCGGGGCTGACCGAAGCTCACTCTCCGCCGCCAGTAGCTCCGCCGTTGAAGGAACCGGACCTTCTTCTGCCCTCGCCTCGATTTCGTCTGCCGTTAACTCTGGCGCTGCTGGCTCGACCCCACCATACACTACCGTCACAGCGTAACCCACCCTAGGCTGCACTTCCCGATAACCGGGGATCGAAGTCGCTATGTGCAACTCGAAATGGCCACGGTGCTTGTCGTACTCATCAAAGAACGGCTGGGCTGGCCCAAGATCGAGCACCGGCTCGTACGTCTTGCCTGTGTCCCCAAGGCCATCGTCACCCTTCGTTACATCAGAAAAGAAATCGCGGCTTTCAGTACCGACCCCGCTGATTTTTTTAGCTTCGTCTACGAACTCTTGCGCAGGCGCAGTTTCAGTCGGGTCGGCAGCACCCTCTTGCGTCCATCGCTTTTCCAAAGTCAAGAACTCACTCGACTCCGGATCAATAGCTCCCCGCCGCGCGGGTGCCTGAAGTTCTGCCTGCTGCGCGATACGGTCATCTCGCTCAGCGATCAGCTTATCTAGCGAGCGCTGAAGATGTTTTGTCCCAAGCTGCTTGGAGGGCGGGAGACCCTCATTCTCCGCGAGGCGCTCTTCCAACTGCTCCTCAAGGATAGCGATCTCCCGGTCCCGCTCGCCAATCTCCGCATCAAGCTGGCGCACCCGCCCGGCCTTCACCGTCTCCGATACATCTCCTCGCCGTGCTTCCACCCGCTGGATCAAGTCCATGAGAACCGCATGCACGTCAGCGGGGGCTTGGCCGATCACGTCAGCGATAGCCCCCGGCTTCATTTTATTGATCGTAGCTCCCGCCCGGTCGCGCAAAGTCTGGGAAGCGTCATACGCCTCTAGCTCCGCAATCATGTCAATGACGATCTCCGCGTCTGAGATGACTGCTTCCGCTGCCTCTTCGAGCGATTTCTCTCCCTCAACCACCTTTACGTGAGCGGCCAACAGTGCGTACCCGTCTGACCCAATGACTGTGCGTGAGAATGCCGACGCATCGATCTCGACATCAGCACCGGTCTGGATAGCGTTAGGGAGGTTCTCCGTCACACCTAACTGGTTCAACGCTGCATACACTCCGTCCGGGTGCTGGTTGGCGTATTGCATGACCGCATCAGCGCTNACGAATATTNTATCGATACCAGCCGCTTCGAGGTTCGCCCGTACCACTTCTGCCAATAGATCGGGCGCACGTTCCGATAACTTACTCTCGCTAGCAAGACGATCTACAGCGTCCATCGCCTTCTTCACACGCCTGGCCTTGATCACATCAGACGTAACGCTCATCGTAGTAGTGACGCCGCCGCCAAGGAACGCTCCTACCGCAAACGCTTCTATCATCTGAACCGCAAGGTCTACCGTGTCGATCTCTGTGTCCGTGCCGAGCGCCGCTGCCGTCTCGCTGATAGCTTCTTGCGCTGCTTCCGTTATACTCTCTATCAATATACCTTTGCTACCCTCCACAGCCGCTCTCTGGGCTACCTTGGCAGCAGTGAGCTTGATTACCTTCTCAGCACCCTCGAAGACGGGCTTGCCCCCTACCGCTTTCACCAGCATGGACCCAACCTTACCGGGCAACACACTATCGAGCGCTGCAATCAGAGCGCCACCACCGGCCACAAAGCCGATTGCTTCGGCCTCTTCGCCGCCCCGCTCTTTCACCGCTTGCTGTGTCTCCCCGATGCCGAGCACGAAGGACGGAATGAATGCTCCGACTATACCGCCGATAACTGTACCGATACCCGGGGCTATTGCGGTGCCTACGGCAGCGCCCGCCAGCGTACCGGCCAGCCCCGGAGCGAGAGTTGGCACGTCCTTCCCCATCCCCTGCAGCCAGCGCCGGAAATCCTCCAGCGTATCCACATCCACGATCCGTGGCGCTCCGGCTGTTGCTTCCCTTACTGCTGCAAAATTTTGTATAGCTCGCGGAGCAGCAATGTCTTCTAGTTCCTCTATGCCGGTCAGTTCGCCTGTGTAGTCTACGAACCTAAAGAATAGCCCCTGCAACTGATCGACGCCGGGTCCGACAAGATGACCAAAGAAGCCGAGCTCCGCTGCCGCCTTCTCGATGCTCACCAGATTGTCTACGTCGTCCGATCCTACGAGCGGTAGCAGTGGTCCGAGACTGCCCGTAAACGAGCCATCGGGCACAGGTGAGGCCACGCTAAGCAGCCTACGTGTCGTCGGAGCATTCTTCGTCTTGTTTTCGATCCGACGCTGTAGCGCTTGTTTCTCAAGCTCTCCTCGCGTTCCGTCAGAAATCACTTCCAGAGGGATGCCGAGTTCATCCGCGAGTTGTTGGTCTGAAGCGATTGTCGCCGGGTCTACTTCTCCCGCACGCACCGCATTCCGGGTTAAATCGTCGCTACCCACAGGCTGCGCCAAACTGCCCGTAAACGAGCCATCGGGCACAGGTGAGGCCACCGCAGCCTCATCAGCTTGCAGCCGAAGTTCTTCCTCGTCTTCGACAGTGGGCGTAGGTACTGTAATGCTCCCCGAGAATGACCCGTCTAATATATCAGCCATTGCTCACCTTTCTCATGCGCACAACCAGACGTTTAGCACGTCCACCCGTTTGTGTAAACCACGGAGTGTGGCCTTTGCTACGGTCATCTGGGTCTTGCCACTCCATTTCATCCGCTGCGCGGTTGTAATCTTCCTCTCTCAACGCTTTCCGCATCCCGGCAAATCCGGCCAGTCTGCCACGCCCCATGTTGAACGCCATGTTCACGACGATGTTAAACGCCTCGTGAGGTATCTCATGGTTGAGCAATTTGCTCGCATCACGGAACGCTATCTCCATGTCCTCGCGGAACCAGCGATCTCGAACCGTCTTCGGGATCGTTGTACCCACTGGGTACTTGGCAAGCTCTTCGGGCGTGAGCTTGTGCCCTACCCCGCCCGTGGCGTTACCCAGCGTATCGAGATACGTCTGAGCTACGTCACCGCCTTCATCTTCTTGTATCTGTGCAGCTTCAGTAGACAGAATCAAGGTCCTCCTTTTTTTTCTCAAGGACCTCACTTACTTTAATATCATACGCCTGCTTTACTTTAGCAGGCGTGGCGGGGACGCCTAGCATAGCCAGTCCGTACACTACGAACGCGACGTTCCGTGACTGATCCTGCAAATCCAGTTCTTCCATAAGATTTGACATTAACTTAGGGTTGGCAAGTGCAAACGCTTCTANTGGGTCAAGGTCCACGGCGTAAAGGCGGGGGCTCATNTCGCTAACATCAGTCAGCGCCTTCTGGCGCAGGACTACATCGGGGGTAGGCACTAGCCCTCGGCCAACAGTATCAGCTACTGCAGCTAGTAATTCCTCTTCGCTGAGCTCAGTTTCCGCCCGTAATTCTACTGCTTCTTCTGTACCCTTCCAGTCCTCTATGTCAAACGGCACGCGATCTCGAATTGCTTCATAGGCTCGCGCATTTGGGTCCTCAAAGTAGCCTTCACCCGTATGCTCACCGTTCATAAAAGCGAAACGGACAATATCGCGGTATTGCTGGCTCGTCTTAAACTCTACTCCAAGATCAATTTGACGCTCAACTTCTTCCATAGCGACCGTCATTAACGCTGATGCATCTCCTGGCTCTAGGGCGAGCCCCCTAAATACGTCCAGCGTCGCGCTTCTCATTGTGGATGCCCGCAGCGCTTTCTCTTTAGCTTTAGTATCCGCGTTAGATGCATCTATCATATCTTTGTCTATCCCCAGTTGCCATCCCTCAAACCTTTCAACATCTGTGCGACTTAGGGCCAGCCATTTTCTATCTGTCCACACTATGTTCCGGAATGCTTCAAGATTTGTACGGTACAGCGTAACCGCCTCCTGGTGAACGTGTGGATCAGAAACATATCTGCGGCCCTCTAGCACTGTTTGATTCACACGCCTAAGATGTGCCATATAGCCGGGTACTTGAGAAGCGGCATTTAACTGCTCCGGGGTAGCGTCGCCCAGTCGCCCATTATTCGCTAGCTCAATAATCTCTGTTTTCAACTGGCGATCCCGAGCTACTCTTTGGCGCTCACGATCCGCAAGGTGAGCCCGTATCTTAGGCACTAATGCTTCGCTAACCTCGGGGTCTTCGACTCCACGCGCTGCCTCCAGCATATCTGCGTCAGTACCTCCGACTGCAATGATCCTTTCAAGCTCTATCTTCACCTCACGTGTCACTGAAGCGGTAGCTAAAGATTTTACTATGGCTCCTCTCTCGGTTTGTAAAATTTCAGTCTCGTTCGCAGCGTAGTACGCTAAGGCTCCCGGCGTGTCCCTTTTATTAAGCAGCGATCTAATGGCCGCCTTGTGGACGCTAGTAATAGCAGACATTCGTAAACCTTCTCGCGTCACTTCATCGCGTATGCCCTTACGATCCATCATTTGGTTTGTACGTTTGATTATGCCTTGTTCTCTTGAGTGATTACCCGGATCGAGTGGATCGGCCTCAATCTCGTTTATCAACTGCTGAATGAAAGCGGTATCGGTAGCGTCTTCCGCAATGAGCCGTTGCTGTCCAACGTATACCGCATGGCCGTCTTGAGATTGCAACGCATGAATTTGTGCTTGTAGCTCGAATGCTTCGAACACTTCCGGGTTACTCGCGCCTTTGCCACTATCGCGACGTAATTCATCTAAGGCTCTATAAAAATCGGGTTTGTTATCAATAGCGTCTTGCCCACGCCGCGTAGTATACCCGATGATCCCCCTCTCTGTATTGCCAAATTTTAGATCGTGGATACCCTGCTTGAAGCGCAATACCCGTGCATCCACTTCCCGCTTGTTATCCCGGCGCTGATTGATAACACCTAACTCTGCGATAGCGCCAGCCTCTTGCTGGATTGCACCACCCACGTCAGCAAGGGCGCGTCCCGGAGCGTCAAGACCACGTGCCTCACGAGCTGACTGACTGCCGCTCGTGAACGACTTAACGTCGCTAGCTCCAACTCGTCTAATTGTAGGTACAGAAGCCATGATTAAGTCCTAAATGCGAGAGAACCGCTATCGAAGCGGAACCGTCGCGCTAATGTGCTCGTCGTGCTGAGCGCTCCCTCGGCGATGCTAATACGTGTAGCCCTATCACTGGCCTGACGCTGGAGCGCTACGAGGTCAGCGTCGCTTTGGTCGTTAGCCGCTGCAATCTTTATATTACGTACGCGCAACTGAGTTTCCCTGTCTTCAAGTAGCTTTCTAAACGCAGTCTCTCCAGCTACTTCATGCGTGATATCAGCCGCGCTACCCTCGTCCACAAGCTGTCCGAGAGCTGCTTGCGCTACGCGTGTATCCCCAATATCCCGCTTGCCCTGCTCACCAATGAGCTTACGGCGTAGCTGCAAGTTCTCTCTCTCCATCTTGATATCCTGCTGCTTGATGATCGCGTTATTGCGCAGGACAGCTTCTCTGTAAGCAAACTGACCTCCTTGAGCACCCCCCGCTTGTGCCTGCCCGTACGCCTGCACGCCAAAGCCCACGACACCGGCCGTTACCGCTAGGTTTGGCAGCGTAAACAAACTCGCGGCAGAAAATGCAGGAGCCGCAGCCGTCCCTATGCCAGCAGCAAACCCAAGCGGTCCAGCAACAGTCGTAACCGATCCGCCGACAGCCGCTGCGCTACTGGCGAAAGCTAGGGGGAAACACATGGAGACCTCCAAGAGAACCTATGGAACGGCATATCATCCGGCCCATAAGGTCTCGGTACATCAATGTCAAAACCCAGCCACGCCAGCCACCGGACTGCGCGAGAATTCCTCGCGTCAACGTAGTTGATCATCTCAGTCCATTTGCTGGTCTGCTGCTTCATCCACTCAGCGCTCCCTCGCGCAAACCGCCAGTAATGCTTTGGCAACTCCCCCGAGGACAACATCCACGGGACGCCCACGTTCTTAAACGCCTCGATTTGCCCCACCCCAAATATACACAAGACCCTGCCGTTCGCCAGAAATGTCTGGGTATCACGTGATCTCGCTCGCCCTATCGACAGAGCTTTCTGGGGCACCACATGCCCTGCAGCCCAAACCTCTTCAACGTCTTCATCACACATGGTTCTCGACAACTCTAGGATGTGGCCGGGAGTGGTCTCTACAATTTCATATTTTACCACGGCTAGTCCCCCACTTCAATGTCAGGAATGATCGCAAGAATAGTCATTGGAAGCGGGTTCTGCTGGCGTAAGAACACTCTGCCGTTCGAATTCCAGTGCGGCTTGAGCGTAATTCGTTTGTCGCCCGTCAACAGCGCAGTTGGCGTACCCATAGTTTCGCTCTCTCGCTGAGCCATCTCCACCAGACGCGAGCTATCAGGGCCAATGAGAAGCCCACGCGATTTCTCGAAGCGAACGACGACTGCCGGGATTTTCTTAGGTTTGCCTTGGATAGTGCCATCCGGTGCTTCAACGTCAAGGGTCTCGACATCTGCCACCATCTTCAAGCCGACGTGCACCCGGCTTGCCTTTCGTGATAGGGCTATTGCGCCGCCCGAGACAGTGTGGCCGGTGACTACATTTCCATCTGCGAGCACCATCACACTCTCGCCCTCCAAATGGTTCAAGCCCGTGATACTTGTGACCGCTTCGCGGATATTTCCGTTGCGTACATACGCTTTGAAAGCAGACCCATCTTCCGCATGATAGACGCTACCGCCATTCGTGTAGGTAGTGAAGCCGCTCGTATCGATGTTTGCGTCCGCCGCTGAGTTTAGCTCAAACGTATCGTCAGTCTTGTTCGCGACCTTGTAGATGTTATCGTTTGCCTCAGTCATACCAGAGATACCGTGCAAACCGATGATGTCCCCGTTAGCAAGCCCATGGGACGGAGCAGTTACAACGCCGGGGTCCGCCCTAGTGATCGCAGTAATCGGCTTTCCATTCTCATTTTTCACAAGCGTCACAGTCGTAGCCGTACTGTCGGCCACGAAATAGCGTCGCCCGTTCAACTGATCAGGATTCGTTTCGTTGTCATCGTCATCATACTGGATCGCCCAGTTCATGCCCTCAATATCAATCTCTGCGCCGTCTGATAGCCCATGTGTCGCCGTCGTTAGCACCACAGGATCAGCCGCTGTCGCCGCTGAGATCGCAAACGCTGTGTCAAGCGTAAGCCCGCTATCGACAAAGAACGCATCTTGGACATCCGTAAAACGCCGACTGGCCACGCGCTCTATGAACAAAACAGTGTTGCTGTTGACCACGCGCTCCACGACAAAGTATGCAGCATCGTTCACTTCTGTAGCTGATGGGCGCATAGCCGTGCACCACTTGAATAAGCCGTTGCGCGTATCCCATCGCGCCCACGCCATAACCTCCTGCTCCTGATTGAAGGTCATGACTGCTACCGTACCGTCCGACCGCACAATATGGGTGACCGGGTCAGGAGACCTCGTGAACCCCCACGAAATCGCTGTCGTGCTAGCGAATATCTGAGGGGCCAATAACGTTAGGTCCGTGCCGGTATACCCGTCGATGTTCAACTGGTAGCCCAAGCTCCGCACCGCGATATTATTTTCCTGCACGTATAAAACTGTCTGCCCCGCGATAAACGGCTTGAGATGACTAGACCCCCAGTACGTCTGAGGCGACTGCTTCAACGTATCTGCCGCAAAGCCCGAGTTGTCTCCTGAGTGGATTCGCCACTCGGCTCCGTCTGTCAGAATAAGCAGATCGTTGAGCGAGAGATAATGCCGTATCTGGTTCACTTGGCGTGAACTCAAGGTAGCCCGTATCGCGTCGTCCGATTGCGTAGGCCGTGACTTCGTAAAGTTACTCTGGTTCCCCGTCTGGGAGTAATCAGACGTATCTGGCAAGTTCGTAGAGCCGCCGAACACACGCCGTTGCTGATGATACCCAGCAGACGAGGGGAACTCGCCCGCAACCCTAAATGGGTTCCGCGCCGTAGGCGGAGTGGTATCCAAATCGGTCGCAACTGTAGCAGTTTCGCTATCCGTGAAAGTCAGTTCATTCGTTTCTGCGAGGAACCCATACTCCCCGCTCCCACCCTTCGCGCGATAGATCGTGTACTTGACTGCGCCAGTGACTGCAGCCCACGTGATTGTGTTATCAGGGATGGTCGTCCCAGTCGGAGCAGCAGCAGTTCCAGCGCCGTCAAATGTTGCGTAGCATGTGTTCGCTCCGCCCGTGCTCTCGTCCGCATAGCTTGTGCCGTCTTCCCCATCCAGCGTGAACGTATTAGCGTCTACTTTTGTGATGATAAACCGGCGATCATTGATCTCCGTCATCTCAGTGAGCCCGGTAAACTCAACTTCATCGCCCGTAAGTAAACCATGGCCAGTGATAACTACGCTAACAGGATTCAAGTTGTTCGTACTCACAACCGTCAGGCCAGTGGCGTTGATCCCCGCGAGGCTTTCCTCAAAGGTTTCCGCTTTGATGGCCGTGACCTTGTACTTCCAGAAGATGTTGTTATCTGCCCCGTTCACCGCTACCGCTACGCTAGCCGGGTCCGCTATGCTGGGCGCGAAAGTAGGTGCAGTTCGGGTCCATGCGTTGTGGTCCGTGCGAGTGAACTCTTGCGGCGCGTACGTAGGGTGCGTCATAGTCATAACGTCCGCCGATTGCGTCCACTTTAGCTGATCAATATCAGCCTGCGCAAACGTCGTCACGACCTCGTACACCTTCCCGCTCGTGCCGCCGCTTGTGTACGCTGTATAGCCTGTCCCATCAATATTCGAAACGCCTGCATCGTACACGCTCGTCAGTTCGAACGTATTCGCCGCCCTGTTCGCGACTTGGAACCAGCGCCCGTTAAGCTCTATCATCCCGCCGACGCTACCTATAAAGACGTGGTCACCGTTAGAATACCCGTGGGCTACGCTGGTCACGACAACAGGATTTGCTGCTGTAGCTCCGGTTATTGCCTTTGTCGCTTCCAGCACTTGCGCATCATTTCGGATAAAGCGCGCATAAAGATTACCCATCTCTATCGTGTAAGTGTCTGTCGCTTTGAATTGGAAATCGACCAAGATCGGACGATTAGTGTGGTCTTTGCACGGGCACAGAAACCTAGTGCCGGGGCGGTTGCTGATGCCCCCGTGTGCATGGATGATCACATTGCGCGCAGTTCGCACTGCCACCTGATACGCAGCCGTATCCACTCGCCCGTAGAGCGCCGGACCAAGCTCTCCTTTCGCGAAGGATGGCTGTATGAACGTCGCCATTACCGGGCTCGATGCCAGTCGGCGTCACGAGGCGTAGTCTTCTGCTGCTCGTTAGCGTCATTCGCGGGAGCCATGAGAGCCATGCTTTGCGCAGTCGCTATCATATCTTTACGGAACTCTCTCTTGCCCGTGATCGAGTATGTTAAGTTGCCCGCCAGCCCGAACGAAAGCATGAGGATGAAATACTCAGTGAATAGATCAACTTGCGTTAAGTTGTACGTGAACACCGCAACCGCGTCCTGTAGGTCGGTTACGATGCTTTTGTTATCCCGATTGTCCCCTAGCTCAATTTCGTATGGAATATTATCCGCTTGATCCCCGCTAGGACTTTGCAATTTCCGCAGCTTCACGCAATCAGACGGATACTGGTAACGGTAGCCCCAGATACCACTAGGCGGATCATCGTCATGCGTGGCCAGTGCTTGGCGTGTGCGAGCGAACCCGAAGTCATGGGAGGCAAGCGCAATCCTCCGACTGTAGTCGTACCAGAGATCGCAGGCGTTGCTCTCTGCCGTCCCCTCTGTCAAGCTCTCGATAGCATCTTCCCCAAGATGCGAGAGGGCCATGCTGCAGATACGAGCTTCACTAATAGTGGTGGTTGCCATCGCGGCCCCTCTTTAGAAAAAGGAGAGAGGCGGCATCACGTGATACCGCCCCTCTAGTAGTGTACCGTTAACTAACTGTCCCCGGTCGCGCCGACCAGAAGTCCAGATAGTCAATGTGCAGTTTATTGACTGTGCCAGTGCCGTCGTCCGCTGTGCCAGCCCACCAATAGGGGATCAGAACAGCATCCGTCGCCACGGCCAGGGGCTCCGCCGCGACGAGCAAGCCGTCGAGGAAGAAGAACGCGTCGCCTGTGCTGTCGATTTCGATGTGCAATACATCATATGTCGCAGCGACAGGAGCAGTTCCGCCAGAGCCTAGCGAGTACTCATCAGCCGCGTTGCCCTGAGTGCTGGCGTTCATCGAATACGCCAGCCAGAAATCGCCTTGAGCATTGTTACTGTCAGTGTCGAACCCGATAGCAGCCGCGTCGGCAGCGGTCGTTACCGCACCTTCCGCAACGACGTTCGTGTTCGCCTCGAAGGGCTCAATCTCAGTCGCAGCCGAAATCAAATCCACCAGTCCAAACCCGATACGAGTGTCAGTGATCTGGCTCATGGCTACGCGGAACTCCACTGCCATCGTGCCGTCGCTAACAAGCGCACCGTGCGTCAGGAGACCGAAGCTGCCTGTGGACAGGTCCGTGTCATTGCCTGCATCACCCGAGCTAAAGGTCATCGCTCCTTCAGCTTCGCCCTCGATAACAGAAAGCACAGCATTCGCACCGGCACCCATATGCACGATGTACGACGGAGTGTCGCCATTGTGCGTTGTGGTGATCGGGATAGTACCGTGCTTGAAGTCATCGAACCAACGGATATGCGTAGCATCGCCCGGATACGCCGTAGGCGTGTCACGATTGGTGACAAGCTGAATTTGGGCTGTACCACCACCATCCGTAGTCATGTGTAAACGGAAGCAGGCGACCTCTGGTGACGTGTACCGCATCACTTGCGTGATACCGCCCACCGCTGCTGCACCATTCGCCGTGGGGAACACGTCCGAATAGCCTTGTACCGGAGAGAATGCGCCCGAACCTTGAGAGCCGACTTCTTTCTCAAGCCGCCACACCTGATCCATGTCTACACCGTTACCGAAGCCTGTCACCGTCTGGTTCAACCCAGTGGTGCAAGCTGTGGTGGTAACGTCGTCTACGGTTGCTGCTCCAACCTTGAAGCCAAACCCTGCAGATGCTGGGCTCGCCAGCAAAAGCAAACTAAGGCCAAGGCCGAGAGCAAAGGTCCTTATACGGTTCATTTCTTTACCTTTCCTTTTGTGCGAGAAGGCTTATCGCCAGCTTTCTCAGCAACTTTCGTCTCGCCGCTTGCATCGACAGCACCAGCAAGGCCCGCTCTTTCGAGCGCTTCTTGGCTAGTGTCGCCCGCAGCACGAGCTAGGTCTTGGATCGCGAGTTCTTCGCGCTGCGCGACCGCTTGCTCTTCGGTCTCAACATCTTCCGGCGTCAGAATGACAGCCGTCGAGGGTAAGTGATCACGCATACTGGCGGGGACATCGTGCACAAGCCCTCCTGGGAAGCGCTTGCGACCGAACCCCGGCACACGGAACGGGTTTTTGAATTTGACAACAATTGTGTCCATGTCTTCGTGTCCTTTTCAGGAGCTACTGAGGGGAGCCGATGGCCCCCCTCATTTAGCCTCAGTTAGCAGCGTCCGCGTATGACTTCCAGCCACCGGGGTCCAGCGTCAGGAACGCATTGATCGTGCCTGCCGTGGTCGTGGTGGTAGCTGTCACCGCGAGGATGCCGAGATAACGCTCGTAGGGAACACCCTCTAGCGGCAATGCGCCGAAGAAGATAGTGCCACCAGCATTGAACTGCGCAGCATTCGCTGCCGAGTCGTCCGTTACCAGCGCGTCTGTCTGCAAATGAACCGTCGCCGAACCATCCGTAGCAATCGCTGCGGCAGCATCTGACGCAAGCTGGAACAACAGTGTACCAGCCGAGCCGCCCGTGATGATTTCCGTGCCTCCGGTTCTGATAACGAGATAAACCGGCTGACCGTTGCCCAGATCGCGGACCACGGAACTGTCGATCACGTCTCCGACGAGGGCTGTACCAGCCGCAGCAGAAACATCTACGTCATCAGCAAACTCAGTTCGTTCGTCTAACCACATATCGTTAACCTTTCTAGTTTGCTGTCGTTTAGGTTAGCGCAGCTTCGTCAGCCGCTAAGCTGTCGCAACGACGCATCGGTATACCATGGAACCGTTCCGTCATCTTCTGATCGCCCGAGAGAGTGTCCATCGTCACTGCATTGGCGTTACCCATCGCAGCACTCTGACGAGCCACCCAAGTCGCGATGTCTCGGCTCATATAGAACGCAGGCCGACCCATCGACAAGTTCGGGACCAGACGCATCGCTTGGAACATCAGATCAGGCAAGTGCGCGCCTGTCGCGAAGTCACCGGACGTGAACACCCGGATGATCGCGGACTTATCGATGTTCGCAATGCGTACGACATAACGCCAGTCGCGGACTGTAAGGCCAGCGTCCCAGCGGTAGTGAGTGCGGTAGGCTTCCATCCGGCCCGAGTTACTGCCATCTGAGGCATCTTCAAGCGTCACCTGACCCTTGTCCGTCACCTGTAGACCTGCAGTCGAACCCTTCGGGATAATGCCATGGCACGTATTCGGCCCCCACACAACCAGCCAAATGCTGGCGTTGTCTGAACCGGTGCCTCCGCCGTCGATCACGTTGTCTGAGTTGGCGTCGGCAGTGAGATTAGCAAAACGCGGGGCCAAGCCCGTGAATGCCTCTGGCTCAGTGTCTTCATCGCCAAAGAACAGCGTGTCAACGATTTCTTGGTTCATACCCTCGATATGAGGGCGGTCTTCTGACAAGCGGAACGCCGCCGTGTTGCCGTTCAGGTCGGCCAATGCTTTGTCAACCTCGGCATACTGCTCCAGCATACCGGTGTTATCGGTGACCTGCACTGTGCTTGACTTGTTCGGCTGCACGCCACCGTACAGCTTGCGCCACGTCGGAGCAGGAATACCTGTCCGAACCGTAGTTCTGTGGCCTGTCGGGAGATTACCTTCGACCCACGACATATCCGCGAGAACCTCGTTGGTCTCGTTGAGGATTTCGACCACCGCAGCGATAGACCCATCAGGATCGGTCACACGGGCCAAATCCAGAAGGGTCGGGTTTTGAACGCTAAGCGTAGCCATCTCTTAATGCCCTTTCTAGTGTTGTTGTCGTCAGCGAATTACGCTGCTTTCTCTTTACCTTGGTTCGGGAACAGCCGTTCTGCGAGGGTCTTACCTTCGCCAGTGTTCACCTTGCCGAAGTCCACAGTGTCTTCGCCGATAGCTAGACCAATTTTCCAGAAGGCACGAATGACTTCAGGATGAGAGCCCATCTGGGTCTCTTCCAAAGCCTGCATGAGCTTTGAGCCGCCAATAGCCCGGATCGCCGCCTTCGCGGTATTCAAGCTGGCGTCGTATTTGCCCTTGCCATACTCAGCATCATCTTGCGACGCTGCCTGCCAACTGGCTTTCTTGTCTGTCCACGTTTGAGCCTGTGCACCCAGCGCTTCCTGAATACCCTTCGCATAGAGATCAACGAAGCCTTGCGCCTGCTCTTGGGTCGCCTTCAAATCCAGCAACATAGGAGCAACTACAGCCGCAGCCTCTTCATTGAGCACCATACCTTCAGGCACAGTAAACTCTGCGTACTCAGTAAGGGCACCGTCTTTATCCTTATCGGCTTCGCCGTCCTTGGATTTCTCGTCGGTGTCGTGGTCAGTCTTCTCACCAGCCTTTCCAGAACTGGTGTCTTCATCAGACTTTTTATCGCCCGAATTCGGTTCCCCCTCGCCCCCACCATCCGTGAGAGTAGTGGTCCCCTCTATCTTAACTTCCTCTTCGGAACCGGCCTCATTGCCAGCCCCTGCATTCTCTTCAGCCATCGTCTTTCCCTTCTGGTTTTTGCTTGGTATCACGTGATGCCGCTTCGTCCAGCATTAGTGTATATGCCTTTGGATCGGCTGTAAAGACTTCTTGGTACACCCACCACCCCACACCACGCCGTCCTTCCATCTGTTCCAGCACCGGGCCGGTAAACCCAAAGTGAAACATCTTTGCTTCCGCAAGCAGGCGATGAATAAAAGAACGCCCGCCATACGTCTGCAAAATCGCGTGCAACTCTGCGATCTCTCGCTCCCGCTCAAGCTGCCGCACAGACTTCTTGTGCTTAACTTTTTTTTCGTCACCTACATCATCAGCCATTAGCTCCCCCTGCTCAGATTAGCTACCGCGCGGGAAACAGGATTATCTCCCTCTAGGTCTACTTGGCCAGCATCACGAGCCGTCCGAGCCAACTGCTCACCGGCTCCGATACCCTGTGCTGTCTGCTGTGCTTGCTGCTCCGCCTGCCGGGTCTCAGCTAGCTGATCATCCGAGACCATGATAGTCGGGGGCGTGCCGACAAGCTCACCGTACTTCTGGATCGCCATATCGAAGTTCACCTTGCGTCCGTCCGTAAGCTGAGCGCCCACCAGACCTACGACGTACTGTGACAGGCGATCCAGCCCGCGTGTATCGACCGCACGCTGCGCCTGCGCCAGAGACGATATGTACTCGACCTTCAACGGCCTGCCCGCGATCTCCGGAGGTGGAGGTGGCACAAGGCCAGCGCGTAGCATCTGATTGAAGGTGCGGCTAATCATCGGATCGAGAAACTCTCCCTGCAGCCGTTCGAGAACTGGCCCAAGCTGCAGCAGGCGCTCGCCATTGCGCTCCGACAGTTCCAACTGGTTCCGAGGCTGCACGCCCTCCATGTTCGTGATCGCCAAGAAAAGCGGCACGTAGAACGCTTCATCAATGCGAGCCTCCACGCGATCCATATCTTCCTTGAGATCGCGCAAATCAAGATGCACGTCATAGATGCTTTCGAGCTTGTTCCGCGTCGGGTCCGCGTCATACAAAGTTAGCCCACCGGGGAGCCCGGAGACTGGGACGTTCCGCAACGAGGCAGGCCCAGACAGCGCCGGGTTCACCTTCTTATCGATAGCTTGGCCCTTACGCTTCTCCTGCACCTGTAGCTGTTTATTGTCGCCGAGCGATACCATGCCGGGGCAAGTGGTGCCGTAGACATCCTCACCAGTTACACCCCAGCGGGGGCAATAGGCCGGGAACTCATCGAAGCCTTTGACGCTCAAGAGCACGTTTTTGTCCGCGTTATCTGGCTGGTATTTGACGGACGCGAACTTCTTGAACTTCGCCAGCGGATTGCGCGGGCGATGGTCATCATTCGGTTCGATCAGATGCACAACAGTATGCCGCGTATTAAGCTCATTACGGGCAATCGCAGTCTGCACAGCAGTCGTGAGATTATCGAACTCAAACTCCAGCGCCATCTGCTCTGTCGTCATCTTCATTCGCCGCCCGAGCGTCGTGACTTGGAACTTCTCATCCTGCGCTATACGATAGCTGCCGACCGTGTGGGTATAGAACCGCGACAGATTATCGTTGTCATCCACGTGCGTTATGCAGCCGGTCCCGAAATTCAGCAACTCGCCGATCATAACCGGTGCCATGTTATAGAGATTACTGGCGTTGAAGACAGCCAGCATCTGGTCCCGCACAGTGCGCAACCAAATCTTAACTGGCATATACTCCATCAGCGCCGGGTCAGGCGTGACCAAATCCATCCATGGCCGAGTAGGAGACATCACTCCTGCGAACATGCCTGCCGTCGCCACATTCAGCGCCTGCAAGCCCTTACTGTTAATGATCTCTTTGTGACGCTTGGTGCCGACATTTACGTCGTCCACCTCAAACCGCCCACGCCGAGGAGCCATGTTCTCCGACAACTCTTTCAGATGCGGACGAAACGTATCATAATCATCGTCCAGCGCCTTCATTCGCCGGTCATAGTAGTCGCGCCGTGTTTGGTCTGCCATATCAGGTTCCTGTTAGCGATTTCTTGGCGCTACTAGACGCGCTGGTCGTCAGCCCCAGTCCGCTAGTGTGAATATTCGCCGTGCGCCCGATAGCGAGCGCAGCTCGCCTGCGGCTCTTGGTGCGCGCCGCCGTCACCTTCGGATCACTCTGCTTCGGAGGCGGAGGGGGAGGCTCCGGGGGCGGAGGGGGCGGAGGAAAAACCGGAGCCGAAATCTTAGGGGAAGAAAAGAAGCACATATCAGTTTCCTAACTTTTTCTTCTTGAGCTTGGGATAACGTTCCGGGCCTCGGCCTCGACTTTCGTCTAGCCCAATGGGAGCATCAGTGAGCCCAAGAGACGTGAGTGCAGATGTCGTCCGGTCATACATGCTGCGTACTAGACTGCTACGCCGAGCCGCCCTCTTACTGGCCGGGACAGCAATCGAATTCGTAGGTCGCTCCGATACCGCTCGGCGAACTTTAATCAGGCCGCGCTGAGACGCTTCTGGGTCTGGCACCATAATGATGTTGCCTTCGTTATCACGAAGCCCTTCCGGGTGGGGAACGTCCGGGCGACCCAGCGAATTCGTAGGTCGCTCCGATACCGCTCTGTAGCCAAGGGTGACCGGGCCGCGCTGAGACGCTTCTGGGTCTGGCACCATAATGATGTTGTCTTCGTTATCACGAAGCCCTTCCGGGTGGGGAACGTCCGGGCGACCGCCCGCGTTACCCATCAACATACCCGCTGCTGCTACTCCACACATGTGCTACCTCATAACTATATCAAGAGGGTTCATAGGATCGTATTCCGAGAGGACCGTCTGCACCGGCTGACCCATCATCCCAACCCGCGAAATAGGTGCAACCTCTCGCGCAAACGTCAAAGCCAGTGCATCGCCAAGGTCTGGAGAAGCAATCCCCCGCGCCGCCATATCCTTCTTGGTCTCCAGATGAATCTTGTTGCCCATGACGGTATACCCAAATTCCCGCTGGGTCAAGTCCGCCATGAGATCGACGCCGTTTGGCTGCGAGGTATGCGGCAGACAGAGCTTGCCCATCGCATCCCGCATGTTTCCCCACATCTCGTCCGACCGGTAACGATACTCAGGCTTAAAGGGCTTCGACCCAAAGTTAACGCCGATAGCGCCCCAGCCGCGCAAATGATCGACCACACCACCGCCGACGCCGCCCTCATCGATAAACAGCCCGGAGCACTCGATCCCCATACGCTTAAACTCACGAATGCACTCGATCACGTGCCCTTCGATCTGCACCGTGTCATTGCCTTGGAACCGGCGCGCGGGGAACGACCGGGCATCGTAGCCCAGCCGGGGGTAGATAACGCTCTCGTTGTTGCCGAAGCGGGCCACGTCCACGCCGATTATCAGGGGCGCGTGCTGATCGACTGTGGTTTCCCGCATCTGCGCTTCTTCGACGCTCCCTGTCGAAATGAACTGCAACGTGCCGCTCGACGGGAACATCCCACGTACGCGCACCTTAAAGAAGTCGCTATCCTCCCCGTAATCTTCCAGCCACGCCTGTATGCGCTCCTTATTGGGCATATGCACATCGCGGCTGTCGATAGACCGCACTGTGTAGCGATGGCGCAGGCGACCAGCGCATTGCTCATAGAACCGCCCCGAGTTCCGGGTGCCGTTGCCAAAGTCGAACACCATCGGTTCGCCATCGGTCGTTCCACCTTCCCGGACCTCGAAGATTTTGTTCGGGACAGCGCTCGCCTCATCAAAGATATAGAATGATGTGCCTGAGGGCGCGTGCTGCCCCGCAAAGGCTTCCGAATTCTCTTCACGACACGTCTGCGCCGTGCACTTCCAATCCATCTTGTGAACTTTGTGGGTGAGGTTCATGGCACCTCGACCCGAGTTGTAGACGAACCTGTCTACCGTCAGAGACAGGGCGTGCCACTTACCGACCTCCGCCCATGTCTTGGCCTTCAACTGCTCAGCAGTGTTCGCTGTGATCGTGCCAACCGACAGCGGGCGGGTATCGAGTATCCATTTGGTGAGCCATGCGACCAGCGCCGACTTCCCGATGCCGTGACCACTGACCGTGGAATATTGGATCGGCGGAACCGCCGTACGCCCGTCGAATCTGCTCTTTTTGACATCTGCCGCCACCTGATCCAAGAATTCACACGCCCACGCATCCGGCCCCCACTTCGCGCCGGGATACCGCTCTTTCCACGGCGATTTCAGAGGCACTTGCTGGATCGGCTGATACGTGTCCCACGGGAACGCGAACAGGACATAGCCGAGCGGATCATCGTAGAAACCCGCTAATGCGTCGTCCAGTTCCTGCTCCGCGATTGCCTTGGGATCACGTGATGCCATACTTAGTCGTCTTTCCCGAATATTTTCTCAGCGAGCCTGTTGCCGTCACCTGAGAACTCACCCTCAGTAAATTCGACGGTAATTCGAGACCGCTTGCCATTATCATCCTTTTCGGACGAAATACTCGGCACCCGCACCTTACCAGCGAACCGCAGTTCTTGATCAAGCTCTGCCTTGCCCGAGCCGAAGGTTTGGATATCTTCCTCGTCGAAATGAAACGAATGCTGAAAAAATTTCTCATTACTGTTTTCAGGAGTGGCCAATTTCCCGCCTGAAGTTGTCTTTGACATATCAGCCATTAGTGCACCGTATCTTTGTTGTCAGCCATTAGTGCACCGTATCTTCGTTGTCAGCCCGCGCAGCGCGATCCCGCCCCGCCTGAATGCGAGAAATCTGATCACCGCTCGTGGTATCCAGCTTATCGTCAAACAGCCCCAGGTAGCGCATGAGGGCCATCATCGCGGCGTGAACATCGGGCTCCTTGATCTTGAACTTGGTGACATCAATAGCGCCGGGACCGCGCCCGATCTTCGCAAACTCGACGCCGAGGTCCGAAACGAGCGCTAATTCATCTTCCGTAGCACCCGTGAAGTCCCAATAGAGCGAACCGTCATCAGCGATCTTCTTAAACGGCGCGAGTATCTTCCCGCTCTCGATCCGCTCCATAAATCGCTCGATGAGCCAATCCTCCGTCAGTTCGTGCCGTTTGGCCCGCTTGGCTTTCGCCCTGTCGAGGTATTCGACAACAGCCGGGGCATTAAACACCCGTCCCACAAACGTTAAGCAAGTGTTCTCCGAATACCCCACCTTGCGCATGGCCGCAGCCTTATTAAAGCCGTTGATCAGGTACTCATCGGCTGCGGCCCGTTGTTTATCGGTGAGAGCGCGTTTACGCCGTCTGCGTGCCATCAGAAGGGCCAAAGAGTGCCGATAAGATGAAGGACAGTCGTGAACGAGCCGGGGTCAGAGACGGCCAATGGTATACCCGCTGCAGTCGCTACGGCAGTGATCTTGCCCCAGTTGTCCGTGACCAGCTTAATAATGAGTTCCTTCGAGATTTCCGTCTTTGGTTTCCCTCGCAGCGCTTTGTAGTCTGCGTCGATAGCTTCCCACGTCTCACGCGCTGTCTGGTACGCTGCGTCAGTTGCCGCTCGTGCATCCTTCTCAGCGTTGATAACATCCGCCATAGTTCGTTCCCTTCCGCTTCCCACGGTTGAATTCAGTGGGGGCTCTTATATCCCGCGCCGCCCGAGCGGTTCGCCCGCACCGCAGCGCGAGCCTACGCGAGATCAGGCCGGGGAAGGAGCCGATCTCAGCGCGTACATTTAGGATACCGGTGAAAGACCTAAATATCAAGTGGTATCACGTGATGCCGGGGTTTTTCGCTTTCGAATTTTCTTTTTCTGCCACTGTATGTGGTTATGGCTGCATTTAGGGCAGTGATTGTCCTTTGGGTGGTCGAGCGGGAGCTTGCCGCTGCTGAGCGTGCGTTGCCACCTGTGTTCGCACCTGAGACATTTGTATGCGATCTTCATGGCCACCATTATATAGGCATTCTTTTCCGAGGTACATCCGGGAATATTCTGAAGCGATCTGGAGGGTGGAGGGCGGGCGAAGGCCGGGGCTACCCCCGAAGTCGATCCCCAGAAGCCCCTCCCCCCATCGACATCCTGAGCCAGCGCTTGCATAGCATGGGCAGCAATGCAACCAACACGCGATCAACCTTTGATAGCAGTGGCGGTCAGCTACTCGCGTGGGCCATCGGTGCCTCCCGGCCCACAGGATTTAGCAGCGGCTTCGTGGGGTCGCTCAAGTGGGCGAGTGAGCAGACTAAGGCCCACTCTCTACAACAAACAACAACAGTG